CTAACTTTTTAATTCAACCAACGGGTTTATATACTCATTTCCATTCTCATTTCCATTCTCATTCTCATTGCTTGTTTCCGCTGGTTGTTTTTCGGTTGAATTTGGGTTGTTTTTCGGTTGTTTTTTTGCGTTCTTATTACCTTTTGGTGCGCCTCCGTTACATCCGTTTCGAAAATTTGTGACGCCAGATTTTATATTGGGGCAAATCGCCGTCCAACACAACCGGCCCAAGGCCCCCAAGGTTGAGGTGTCAGGTTCTATGCCATCAAGTGCATAATCGGCGATTGCTTTATATAACATCAATTGGTCGGCCTCATCTGTCATTCCTATTGAATCGCGGAAACTGCGATAGAACGTGAATCCGTCGCGCTGTTTTTGTTTGGCTGCCTTTTTCATCGCACCCCTCCTTTCCGAATAAAATACCGTTTGAACCGGCCCCCGTGCACGCCCTCGCACCATTCATCGGCAATCGGCACGCCCTTATGTCGCAAATCGCGTATCGCACTGCGAGGATCGGACATCCTCAACGAAATAGTAATATCGGCCGCCGAACGGGGAATACCGTCCGAAAGCAAATTGTAAATTCTTTGCTGGTGATAGGAAAATACAATGGCAAACCCTACATTGGCCGTATCATTCAGCCCCTTTGCCCCCGCGTGCTCGCTTCGAGCGCTGGGAGCTTTTCTTGCACTCGTCATAACCCTTGATTTTTGGCGCTTTTCGCAAGGTCTGACGCACTTTCGGATCGTGTCTTGATGTTGGATACCGTATGACGCTCTATCCACGCTAAAAGGGCCTTTTTCGAGAAAACAAGCCGGGACCCTATTTTACTGCACGGGATTTTTCCTTGCAGTTTTTTTGTGTATATGGTTTGAACTGTGATTTTACAGCCGTTGTCGTTCAGGAACGCGGCCGCCTCTTCAATGGTAAGATTGTCGTTTTCGATGTTTTCCGGTGCCGTAGGTTTCTTGGTGTAGGCTTCAAAGGCTTTTGACACGGCCGCCTCGATAGTTGTCCGCAACTGTTCGGGCGTTGTTACGATAATTTCTGTCATATCGTGTTCTTTTAGTTATCGATGCAATATTACATCACACTGCAAACGTCGCGGGGTTCGGCACATTTTGCAAGCGTTTTTATTGTTTTTTATGTTATTTTTTCAACATTTTATCGATATTCTCGATAAAATCGGATTATCGCCTCCTTGACCTATCCTTGACGTATTTTTTGCACTTTCTTACTTCGGATGATTTCGAGAATCACCCGATCGCCGTCAAGAACCAACATCCCGTGCCGACGGGGATCACCACCTTTGGTGCGGTGCTCGGCCTCGCATTCGGTGCGGATCCGGACGCAACGGAAACCTGCGGCCTCGAAAGCCGATCCGATTAACGTTATATCTGATCTTTTATTCACACACATCTTATTCATAGTCTTTGTATTTTATTTGTTTATTTCACGTTCTAAATTAACTGACGGATCGAATATCAAAAATTCGCCGTCTTTGGTCCATTCGCGGATCGTATAGCACCCGTCCGGCATATACGCGGCATTGTGCCGGGCTGCGGCCTCGGTGGGGTACATCCCCACCGTATAGCCGTCCGCCGAAAGTTCGTAAAGCATCATATTTCCGTATGGTTTCTTAAATGGCTCAATTTCATAGTTATCGACTGACTGCATAATTTCATTATTTCCTCCTGCGCTCTCATCAGGGATCGATAGAAAACATCGTTTATATCGTCGGCTTTGTCGTCGCCATATATCAACCTGGATACATCGTATGCGTCCTCGTATAGGTCCGTCAGTTTGACATAGATACTTAAATACCCGCGTGTCGCTGGGGATAGCTTCACCCCTTTCAAATCCTCTACTGTCATTGCTTATAAAGTTTTTCTCCTATTTTAACACGTTCGTCTATTGTCGTCCCTTTGTTGATCGTTGGATCGTGCAAACAGTTATGGAACTCCATATACAGCCCCCGATCGACCAAAAAGGAGAAAGCCGCATTTTTTAGCCGCATTTCTTCTTTGTATTGACGGCCTATTTCAGATAATAAGTCCTCAACGGTTACGATCCCCTCCCGGTTGGATACGGGAATCGTGATTGTTGCTGTTGTCTTGTTTTGGTTGGATTGTTTTACCCCGTCAGATACGACGGAGACGGCGGGCACGGGCGTGCCCGGTTTGATTGTAGGCATAACTTGTATTTGTAGGATATAAAAAAGCCGTCGTTAGGTGTCCTACGCTATACAAGTAAAGCGCGGGGTCGTTTCCGATACCCCCACCATCGACGGCAAATTGTGAATATGCGAATAACATAACTTGTATTTTTAGGATAGTGCAAATATAGGCCCTTTTTCTTGAAACCGCAAGGGCTGGGGCGGTTTTTAATATACCGTTACGAAATTCTCGACTTTGAACGAGCGCCAGCCGTCGGCCTCAACGTCGTAATAACGAATCGTTAGAGCGTCATTTGGTCGGCCGGTGCCCTTGATCGTGGCCGCCACTTCATGCAGCGTGCCCGCCGCCTTGCGTAATGTACCGTCGGCTTTCTCATAGGCGAACCGCACCACGCCCGCCCGCATACGCTGCGTCAGGCGGTAAAGGCTCCAAGCCTTGACAAGGCAGATATTGAAGGTCTTGCCCGTTGTCCGGGCAATTGTCCACGCCCGGCGCATAATCATTTGTAAATCGTTTCTTTTCATTGTTTGTATTAAATTGTTTATTTAACTTGTTTTTCGAGTTTGCGGGGCGGTGGTTGAGTCTGCCCCGGTTCCCCTCGTTAGTTTAACAGCACTTGCAAAGCCTCTGCGATTTCCGGGTATTCGTTCCCTTGTTCATCCCATACGGCCGCTACCGTCGTGCGCTCTTTCTCTATTGCCCAGCTCGGAGCCGTCCAATAATCCCCGGCATCCTCTCTGATTTCGGCCTTATAGCTTACAGAAGCCGTGAATCCCTCGTGTTCGATCTCGAAGCCCTTATTTTCTCCGTCACAGTGGTAGTTAATGTAGTGGGCGATCTCCTTTGCGAATTGATTGTAAGCGGTCGGTGTCATTGTTTGTAATGCTATTGGTTCTTATTTCTGATACAAATGTAATGCAATAAATTCACACTTACAAATATTTTGTAAACTTTTTGCTTCACGAAATATATTTTTGTTATAGCTATCGCATTACGTTCGGGGAATTTGATTACATTTGTAGCGTGAACTTATACCGTTACATTATGGATATTAAAAAAGTAATCAAGGCTAACGGACTAACCGTTAAGGAGGTAGCCGAAAGAATGGGCATCACGCGCGAAGGGTTAAGTAATCACATCAACGGGAACCCCTCGGTACAGGTGCTCGAACGTATTGCCGCTGCTATTGGTTGCAGCGTGGGGGATTTTTTCGCCCCGCAGCCATCGAACACGATCACCTGCCCGAAATGCGGGACGGTGTTGGAAGTCAAGGAAAGGGAATAATAGTCGCTGTTATGGGAAAGAAAACAGATCGGATAGACACCCAAAGCCTCAACAAAGCGCACGCCCTTTTCGAAAGCGGCGATATAGACCGTATCGAGGTGGGAACGGTCAAAGGGTTGCAAGATATACCCGGTATTTATTTGGCGGGCTGTATGACTTTGCGGGAAAGATTCGGACGCTGAATATATCAAAAGGCGGTTTCCGCTTTGCAAATGCCTTGTATTTGGACGCTATTCTGCCGGTGATAGAGAGTATGCCAGAAACGACGTTCGAAGAAATAATCGCTAAATACGTCGAAATGAATATCGCCCATCCATTTATGGAGGGGAACGGACGGGCCACCCGAATATGGCTCGATATGATTTTGAAAAAGCGTATTCGGCGGGTGGTGGATTGGCGTAAGGTGGACAAGGATTTATATTTGCAAGCTATGGAGCGCAGCCCGATAAACGATCTGGAGCTACGCACGCTGCTCGGCAGTGCATTGACCGACCGCACGGAGGATCGGGAGGTCATTTTCAAAGGAATCGAACAGTCTTACTATTACGAAGGTTACGAGGCATAACCAAACTGCCCGTATTTCGTATTGGCTTTGCATTTGGCTGCATTTCATTCCTCGGACATAGAAAGTATAGACCGCACGAATAAAAGCCGTAAAATCAAAAAAGGGAGTGCACGCCCTCTGTGTAATTTAGGGCGTGTAAATCAATTAGCTACAGGGGGCGAAATGCAGTAAAAACGGAATGATCGACGGAAATAAGATACGCCCCGCCGATCATTCCAACTAAAATAACACGATATGACAAAAATGCTGCACTGCGGCGCATTATGCAAATAATCGTATTAAAAATTCGTCAGTAATGCAGCATTTTTCTCTCGTTCCTCTCGTTCGAAGCTGGCAAGGTAATTTTCCGTCGTCTTCAGGTCTTGGTGGCCGAGGCTTTCCGATATGTAGGCGATATTCGCCCCTGAACGCTTCAATACCGTAGCGAACGAATGCCGGGCGGCATAGGTAGTAATCTTCCCAACCCCGATAGCCTCCCCGATTCGTTTCATTCGAAGGTTTATTTTGGTTATAAATTCCCGCGAAACGAGCTTTGCGCGAAACGCATCCTCCTTACCTGTCAAAATCGGGAAAATATAGTTGTCTGCCTTTGGCGGATTGCCCCAGCGGTCAATAACGGCCTGCATCGGAGGGGTGACAATGGCCCGTATCGTTTTTTCCTCCCGGCTTGTACGCTCAGTCTTTTGACGGGTGAAGCAAATTTCGCCGTTTTCAATATTTTTGAACTTCAGCCTAATAAAGTCGGCGACGTTGATTCCATTACACAAGTAGAGGAACAGCCAATAATCCCGGTATTTGGCCGTTGTTTCGGTGCCATCATCATAACGGGATATTTGCCCTATTTGCTCCAAAGTGAGGGCCAATTTTCGACCGTGACCGTTTTTTATTTCATATTTCCCCTTATTGAACGGATCATCCACTGGACGAATGATCCCACAGTGTTTCGCTTCGCTTATTATAGCTCTAATGGCTCGCATCGTAATGGAAATAGTCGTTGTATTGCGTCCTATCTCTCGCTGATGGTTCTCATATTCCTGCAACCATTTAGGCGTTATATTGGAAAACGGAATCGATTTCCCGGCAAACCGTTCTATGGAGTTTAATGTCGTCTTATATACCCACATCGTACCGACCCGTTCCGCTTGCTTCAGCCGTTCGATTTTGGCTTCGAAAGCCGTGTTTATCGTTCCGGCTGTTGCACCATTCAACCGCATATTGAGTGTGTAAAATGAAAAATTTCCCGCATCGGTCAAATCCCGCACGAAATCCCGCACGATATTGAATCGAGCTTCTATTTCCTCCCGAACCTGAATCAGCGATCGCAATTTAGTAGTAGGCATCTTGCGCCACTCATCGACGGATAACGTCTTACTGGTAGTGTAATACTTCTGTTTGCGGGCGAATCCGACCTGTACTTTTACGGGATATTTCCCGTCTGCTTTGGGGCGTCTGGTGTCTAATACAGTGAACACCGAAACCGAATCTTTTGTGTATTTGAACATAGGTCAAAATTTGCATACATTGCACATACTATTTGCATACAAATTTACTAAAATAATCCGAAAATAAAAAAACAATAATTCGATCTTTAGGGAATTATTCACTGATAACCAGCATTTTTATATGAAATATAAAAATAGGGTAAAACCGATAAAATACTATATATTATTGCCTCGAAATTCTTCATACAACTACGATTCTACGGTCAGCGAATAGATGCCGTTGATTTCGGTGATAACCGGAAGTGACAGCGACTGTGCTTTCGTGAACTCTACGCCGTTAGAGTTGTCGGTTTCGCCCTTGCCCCACTGTGAAATGCGGATGCGTCCGTAGTTAGAGTAGGTGACACCCGGCTCTTGCCGCAGCTCGTTGTCGGCATAGGCGTTCTTGATGACGCCCAGTTTGCCCGCAGGTACGAACACGAGGTTCTTGTCGTTCCACGGCGAATACTCCGTAAGTTTACCGTTATCCTGAATACGGGTCATGCGGCGGATGACTTCGAATGTCGGGAATCCGTTCGAACGCATAAACTCGTTCAGGTTCGCCAGCAACAGCGGTGTGGACGACTTGTCACTACCGAATACCGCCAACTTCATCTTCTTGTTGCGGAGGATATACGACAGGCGTTTCTGCGAGAGCAGAATGCGGTCGAACGTAACTTTGTCTTGTGCAGCATCGAGGATGGCTTGAATATCCTCCAGCGTATCGACCGTATCTTTATTGCCATCCGTCCATAACGTTTTCGCGGTGGCAATGTTCTCGCTCGGCATTTTGTAGTCGATCGTACCGCGCACACCACCCTCTGGGTTATTGGACGCGTCAAACGTGAATACGCCTTTGTTCGACAATGCTCCGAGGAAGATGATGTCCAGTTTCGATTGCACGGAGTTCACGACCTTCGTAACATTGTTCCACATCAGATTGATGAGCTGCTGTGTCTTGGCCGAATCGGACAGCATCCGCGAATCGAGAATCTGCAACACCTTACGATACTCTTCGATAGGCATCGAATAAGACATCTGGTGGGTTAATACCTTCTGCTTGATCGTTTCCAGTCCCTCGGTTCCCATGATAGGCTCCTTACCTTTGGAGTCGAGCGTTGCAGCGGCGACGCTCAAATTGTACGAGCCGATCAACTCCTCGAAGTTCAGTCCGACGGTGGGGGTGTCCCAGTCGAGGAATCGCTCGTAAATATTTTGGTCGAATAGCCGCTTACGCAGTTCAGAGGCGGCATCGATGCGAATCTGCACCTGTTTAGTCAGTTCGCCGAAAATGGATGAATAAAATACTTCGTTCATTGTTTACCTCCTCTTTTACTGTCGTACATACTTGATTTCGGGGTTGTTCTTCAGGCTGTAACCCTGAAGCCATGCAGCAGGGACGGGATAGGCTACATCCTTGAGGATGATACCTGCATATCCGGCCGATACGGTCTGGAATCCGTTATTGGCGGAATAGACCATGTCGGTTTCGACAACTGCATCAGGCAGATTGTCGTCCGAGAGGACATCTACGCCTTCAGTCGCACCCGTTACGGCCGCTGCGAACGTGATCACATCGTAATCTGCATTTTTGGTATCAATGCTTTTTACGGTCGAATTTGACTCGCCGACCTTAACCGCATCTCCTACTTGGAGCATGGAACCCTTCTTGACATGTGGAGCAGTGGTTGTGCCGCCCGACAGAACACGTGCACTCTTGCATATGGAACATTCCATGTTGTCGAAGTCGAGCTTGATCGGCGTACCTTTGGGAATCTTTGTCCCTTCGGGATAGGTTCCCTTCAGTTTGAAGTCCCCCGGCAATCCGGCGAACTCACCGCGCCAGAATATGGGGAAACCGCCCTTTACTTTTGTTTTTTCAAATACGATTGCCATGATTTTACGTTTTGGTTACTCTTTGTCCGGAAGTGTTTCAGCCCACGCCTTTGCGAGTTCTTTGCCCTGCGCTTCGGGCGTGGACATCGGGAATCCCGAACCTTTCCCTTCCAGCCCTGCGGTAACCAGATTTTTCTGCACGTTTGCGAGGTAGTCGCCGATCGTTTTTTCATCTGCATCGTCGGCGATGACGAATCCCTCTTTCATGCGCCACTCCGGAATACCGAGTTCTTTTGCCTTTGCGGAGATGAGATTGGCCCGGTCGTTCTTGGCCTTTTCAGCTTTCAGAGTATCGCTCTCCGCTTTGCTGGCGTTGTAACGCTCCTCCTGTTGCTGCTTGTAGGCTTTGAACCACGCAGGTTCCTCATCGTCGGGTTCGTTTTTTTTGCCCTGCCCGCCCCCATTTGCAGGAGATGCCTCACTCTTTGCCTTGAGTTCGTCATACAGTCCTTTCAGTGCGTTGTACTCGGTGCGTGCACGATCAGCGTCAGACTGGAAAACTTTAAGGAAAGGTTCGACCCCGCTGACTGCGGTTTCAATTTGCGATTCATCGGTGACGGATTTTTCCAAAATGGAGGCTACTCCGTCGAGAGCCTTCGCTCCGAACCCCAAATTAGAATACTTGGTTTTCAGCGCTACGAGAATTTTCTCTTTCATGTTTTTTCGTTCTATATGGTTTCGAATAAATCATCATATTCGCACAAAAAAGGTCTGTCAGCCGACGCCAACAGACCCACTAACAATTACATGAAGGTTATATCGTTCTGCAACTGGTGGGCTGCGACTTCACAGCCTCTGCGACAAAAGTCAGTATGTTCGGCACATTATGCAAATTATATTAAGGGAAAATTCGTTAAAAAAAGAGGAGAGCAATTCTCACTGTCGGAAAATAGCTTTATTGAAATGATTCATTCCAAAAAGTGCGAAAAATAGTGCAAGAAGGAGAGGTATCCCGCAATGGGAAATTAGATTGGGTTTGTGTCTAAATTGTGTGCCCGACTAAAAACAAACCAGTCACCTACAGGGCTGTAAGTGACTGGTTTTCTGTGTGGTGCCACCGGGAATCGAACCAGGGACACAAGGATTTTCAGTCCTTTGCTCTACCAACTGAGCTATGGCACCATCATCGACTGAAACTCGTGTGGGTTTCGAATCGTGGTGCAAAGATAGATATTATTTCCTGAAAACCAAAAAAACGACCGAATATTTTCCATCTCAGACTTTCATTTCAGGAACGGCAGGCCGGAATATCGGAAAATTTTTTCGGCCAGGATACCGGAAATTCAGGATTTTGGTTATTTTTGTAAAAACTGTAAAGATTATGAAAACAAGCAGTTTGATGATGTGTGCGCTGGTTGCATTGACAGCCTGCGGTACCGGAGTGAAGCAGAGTGTCCGTACGCCCGTCGAAATGGGCGAGCGGATCGAATTGAAGACGCCGGATCCCAAGATGGGACTGACTATCAACGAAGCGCTTGCGGCGCGCAGCTCGTCGCGCGACTTTTCTCCGGAGATGCTCTCTCTGGAGTAACTTTCGGGTGTACTGTGGGCTGCTGCCGGGGTAAACCGGGAGGATGGGCATCTTACCGCGCCTTCGGCTATGGCGCTCTATCCCATTCGGGTCTATGCTTTCCTGCCTGAAGGTGTGTATCGTTACGATTCGAAAGCGAATGTATTGAATCGGGTCATCGAAGGAGATCGTCGGGAGCTTACCGCGATGCAGGATTTCGCTTACACTGCGCCGCTCAATTTGGTGTATGTGGCCGATTACAGCGTTTATGCGGACCGGAATCAGCCGGTGGACCGCATCCGTTTCTGGTGCGCGGCCGATGCGGGCGGATATACGGAGAACGTGAACCTTTATGCCGCCGGAAACGGTCTGAAGGCCATTACACGGGGCAGCTTCAAGGAAGAGGCGCTGTTGGAGTTGCTGGGGCTCGATCCCGCACAATACGGTGTGATTCTCGCCCAGACGGTTGGCCGGTAG